ACTGACTGATAAATGTGTGCATGGTGGATGTGCAATCATTAAATCCCATCCATCATTTATAATATCTAATACATCGCCTTGATAATGTTTGCCTTCTGATTCAGTAGGCAAAATATCACAACTAGTAGCATCAAAACCTTTTTTAGTAAAAGCATCTCTTACTATTCCGCTATATTCACAAGCTATTAAAACTTTCATATTATTTTTCCTTTTTTATAACTATTACACTTACAGTTTGATACTTATAAACTATAATTAAAAATGAAGGGCAAATGCTAAACTCTCCATATATCTATTACTCTCTATTTAGCTAATTGCCCTTCTTTTATCCTGTTCTCCAAATTCTATAAACATTATCGCCTTTATATAATTTTTTTGTTATGGCTTTATGACCACGAAGTTTGATTTGTTGATATAAATTGTTTCTATCTTTTGCACTATGTACTTTAACAGAATCGCCTACTTGCATTTGTATTGCTATATCTGCATATTTGCTTCTTTTAGTGTCAGGAATTGGTATATCCTTTTCTATTATCAATGTCATTTTACTCTCCTTATTCTTTAAATTTTTCAATTCTTGGTAGCGTTGCAAGAGGAATTCGTTGCTCACCCATTCCTACTAATAATCTTGGCATCTTAGCTGTACATTCATATTTAGCTTGAGCCAATCTTATTTCATGCCTTATATGTGAGTGATATCCTCTTGGTATTTTTCTTTTCATCCAACCCTCTTAATCTTCACAAAACCAGCTCTACGTTCAGGAGCAGCTTTATAAGTTACTTCTTTTACCTGTTCTTTTTTAGCTGGTAATGTTTTCCATTCCAACTCATATTCTGCAACCCTAGCTTTACTATGATTGCCCATAGCCATCATTAGATCAGTCATAAGCTCCTTCTCTTTTTCTTTTGCGATCTTAATGGTTTCTTTTAATGCTTCAATCGTATCTACAATATCTACAGTATCAGCGTGCAATATCTTTACGTTTTCATCATTACCATCGCTAAAAATAGTCGCTGCGTGTTCAGGAGTCTCAGGCGGATAATAGTCCTCTTCTTCTATTCTTCTATCAAAGTCCAGCACTACTCTCGCCAGTTCGTCTTTATACGCTTCATCGCGTTTATAAACGTATATGCGTAAATCAGTTGACTGGTATAGCACAATCAATATTCCATACTCAGCGTTTAGTATTTCCATGCTTGTATGTAATTGGTCTACGCCTAAGTATTTAGGTGGCTCTTCTACTGATGGGAAATCAGAGCTGCATTTAACTTCTATAGGTATATCTCCATTTAGGATCAATTCTTTATGTCCTACAAGGTAAATACCATTATCAGGATTATGTTCTACTTTTACATTAACAACATTACACCTTCCATCTAGTGATGCTTGTAAGGGTAATTCAGGGTGATCTATTTTATAGTCCACTTCAGGCTCTACATTCTCTATTCCCAGCCTTCTTGCTGCTTCAGTTATTAATACAGGTTCAAGTAAGTCACCTGTAGCTTGTCTATTAGTTTGTACAAAATTATCTACTAGAGTTCCATTCTTTTCAGCTATCGCCTTCTTAAGACAACCATGCTTATCAAAGAACTTTGCCCTATCAAACAATGCACATGTTATTGATGATGTAGCTCTGTACCATGTTAATTTACCAACCATTTATCTCTCCTTGTTAATCATTCTGTTTATTTCAAAAATAGAATCACGAACTTGAATTGGCTGACCTATGCCTGCTATTTCAATAAATGTTCCTATCTCGTCCTTGTAAAAGGATTTGAGTTTTTTAACTGGAATAGTTAGAATATTTGCACAACCTAAAATGTTAAATCTAACAGTTCTCTCAGGTTGGTCAGATTTATGTAACGATTTAGATAATTTAGCTAATTTAGATAAATATATATTATGCGAAGTCATAGAGTCCATAAAATTAAATTCTAGCTGTTTTGTCGCATAAGAACGTCTTTTGTACTCTACTGCTGTTCTACACATATTATTTTTATCGTTTATAACTATCATAGGGTTACGTTGCATTTTTGTAGTAAGAACTTAGAGCTTTGCCAGTAGCTTTGCTTTTAAGTTCTGTATTCATATTCATAATTTCCAGTTGAGCTATAAAAACTTTATTACGTTCTGCGTTAGGTGATCTAGCAATCTTCTTAAAAGATTCGTGAAGCTGTAAAAAAATATCTCTTGCATTTTTTATCTGCTCATTTGTCTCTAAAGGTACTGTTAATCTTCTAGCACGTTTTTGATAACTCATTACTCTCCTTTGTTACTTTTTGAATATATATATTTATATTTTAAAATACAAGTTTTTTTTACACATATATACTAAACAATTTAGCCTAAATTATTTAGGGTATTTTTATATCTATTTTTTGCATCTAAATATTTGCTGTTATATTCTCTATGAGCTTTAACATCTGTAAAAGACTTATAAGGCTCTACCTTATGCTCTTTATATAAACTATCTAACGTGCTACCAAATGCTTCTTTAAATAATGGTGATAAAGATTCCATAGTTTTTAACTTAGAAGTTGCATCAATAATTAATAATCTTTGCAGCAATTTAGTAGGTTTTATTTTTTTAGTTCTTGAATCATTACAACATTTAGTAATAACAATTAAATCATTTTCTATAAGGGTTTTTAGTTTACTTCTTATAGTATTTTCATTAGTCATTAGCGTGTTAGCTAATATAGTCATTGTTACATCTCTATTATGTAAATCTTCTAAATAAATAAACTTCAACAAAAAGTCAGTCATTTTGTCAATTTTTATACCTGTTTGTTCTTCAAACAATAGATGTGCTTTAGCTACTAATACTTCAAACGCAGCCATTTTTCCAACCAGTTCTTCAAAGTTGACCATATTTATATCCCTAGCTCCTTAGCTTTTTTAAGTAAATTAGAGACTCCCATTGGAGTCCATGTATCTTTCCCTCTTCTTGTTTTAATGTTTCGTGCCATAAGAGCATTAGCAATACCTTGTAGGGTTACTTTGCCATATCGTTGAATTTCTCTTATTACTGGCATGATCTCTCTACAGTATTGATCTGCTTGCTCTACTCTGACTTTACTAGCATTAATAGTAGCTTCATCTAAATTAACTGGATTGCCAGCTTTCCACAATTCATTAGTTTTAGGATCAATATATGTTTCCATTTTCTTTCGTAATGCTTTTTTAGCTTTCTTGCTATTTAATGCTATATTGTCAGTACATACTTTCCATAATGTGTTCACATCTAGCTCCCATACATTAACGACATAATTTGTTTCATTAACTTCGTACAAATAAGGTCTACCACCATCTAGCTTTGTTATCTCATTACAAAATGCAAGACTTCTAGGTAGATGTCCTAATATTGGTATTATTAATTTAGCTGCTCTACTGTTGCATTTTCTAACAGCTTTTTTTAGTTCAGGTTTATGGTTTTTACGACCTTCAGTTTCCACAAATTTATCTATAATAGTTGCTCTACCATTTAGTGCTTTGTGTAAAAGTGCTTCTCCCCTGACTACATCTTTTGCTGATTTTATGTATACAACAAGTTTGCCATAAGCACGTCTATTACTTCTCATTCTCCAACTCTCCTGCCATCCTTAGGTGGCGTTTGTGTTATGTAAATCTAAATATATATTATGCGAAGATACATATATATTATGCGAAGATACATAATTTTTTATATTTAACAAATACATAATATATAGGAATATATATTTATATACAAATATCTAACCTATAAAATTATAAAACTTGATCCTATCTGACCAATCGTTTATCGTAATGCAACCTATTCTCAAAGTTGCCTTTACATGCCCATTTAGCTCTTCTCTTACGAAAAGCTAGATACATAGCTGTTTTTATATGTATTATTCTTAGGACTTTGAAACTTATAAATCCTAGTACAAAAAATATTAAATTTTCCATTATTTAACCCCCTCTTTATATTGAATCATATCTCCTAACCAAGCACCTAAAGGTCTGACAATATCAAAATCGTCAGTAGATTTACACCCATCAATATTGACTTCCCACCTCTCCCATTTGTTACTAAGTTCATTAATCAACACATCAATAATTACATATCTGTATTTACAATGTATCACCCTTGCTGGATAGATTTTGTCGTTATCAGTCCAGTCTTTATAGTAGACCTTTTGTCCTCTTTCTAATTTAGCCATTATTTACTCTCCTTTTTAAATATATAATTTTTAGCTTCTTTTAAAGTTTTAAACATTATTCCTAAACCATTATGACCTTTTCTAGCCATCCAACTTAGACCTGTATCTTCTATGTACCAGTCCTTGTATTTATATGTTGAATAATCTGATTTATAGAATTTTTTTAGTTTTGTGAGCTTGATCATTATGCATACTCCTTTTTAGAAGTGTGCAATTGTTCTAAGTCCTCATACATCTGCTTAGTTATACTTTCTAATCCAGTATGAAATAAACCAACACGAACATTTTCTATACCATAGTCACTTGAGCAGATATTAATAAGTCCTGTTTTTCTACCTAAACGACAGTAACTTGACCAATAATTTCCTAAGTAAGCATACATATTTTCTACATTAGCTCTGTGATTAATTGCGAATGTAGTGCCTGATATGTTTACCCATCTCTCCTCTAATATCTGATTTTTGTTTATCCAAATTTGATATGTGTATCTTCTTAATAAACGTATATCAGTTTTAGTGAGTTGTTTGTCATTATTTTCATAATGTTTCGTTACAAAATAACCAACAAATTCATTTTCATATTTTTTGTAAATACTATGTTTATCCATGTTTATAACTCCATATTTATAATTAACATACCCCTATTATACATATTTATATATAAATGTATATATTTTGAGTATGATATTTATAAATTAATTTGAAAGGGGATTTAGTACTGGAACTGAGCTTAAAGTGTTGAGAGTTTCTTGAAGTGAATCTAATTCCATAGAATCAGTAATAATCTTTTTATCAAAAGTAAAATAGTTTTGTGAGGTAGTGTTAGGTTTAAACATGATCCTTTTATGTTGATCATAAAAGAAAACAAAGGCGAGAATGTCGCAATTGTATTGTTTATAGGTTTCAGACATTGATCGTGAGTTCTCAGCAGCAAAGACAAACTTCATTTCTTTAGTTGCCCTTCTGCTCTTTACCTGAACTGTATATTTAGCATTACCAAATTCAACCATTAAGTCTGCTGGGTGTTTCTCTTGCGTTGGATAACAAAAGTCAGCGTATTCAAGTAAGAATGTTTGCGTTAATGATTCGCCTAATGCACCAAGTCTTGAATTAGCTTGATGTTGGTCTGATGTTTTTCTTGGCATTTTGACATAAGGCTAGTTGCCTTGAATTGTAAGCTGCTCTATTTGGGGTTTGTACTGCATACTTGCTTCTAAGCAATTCTTCACTTGCTTCTAACCAAGCTCCCATCTCCATCAATGCTCTTGTTCTTCTAAAGTTCATAAATCCAGTAATCCCCATTTGAAAGCACATATCTATACAAACTAATCGTGCTTTACTTGGCATAACCTTCCATGCTGGAAATATCTTATCTAAATTGTTTATAACTCTATCTATATCGTTATCAAGCAAATACATAGCTTCTTCTTCACTAATACCATTTGCTTCTAGGTTTCTACCTATTCCTATAGTTAATTTATCTTCGCTGCATTTATAAGGGTGTACTCTTATGCCCTCATGTTTAATGAGCATTTGTTTTGCTTCTTTAAGCATTTTATTTGGTGTGAACACCCTTGACCTTCTCAAATGTCCTTAGTGATGACATTCCTAAAAGTGATAAAAGAATTGTAGTAAGTTGTGAGAAATCAAACTGTAGATGTTCTAGCTGTAGATTAACACCGCTTACAACTGCTATCCAAGTTGCTGTAGGCAATACAATGTAGTGTACGCACAAAGCAAAACCGCAAGTATATCCAATGAATGGTCGCCATGATTGTACAAACCAGTTCCCGTTTTTCGCTTCTTCAGCGTTGAGACTAATTTGTGCTTTATCAAGTGATATAAGTTCTTTTTGTAAGTCATGCGATAATTGTTCTTTTAAATCCTTATCTTGGACGAATTTATCCAAGACATTATTTGCTACTTCAGCTATTTTTATAATGCTCATAAATTGTTTTTAGAGTAACCCTCTTAGGACTAACATAAACATACTAATAAGTATTGTCGTTAATCCAGCTAGTAACCATCCTTTTAAACTATTGACTGATAGTTGTAATTCATCAGTTTTTTTATAGATGGTTTTCCAGCGTTCTTCACACATTTTTTCGTGAACTCGCAAGTCTGAGTGAACATCATTTGCAGTCTTGCGAGAAGGCATTAGTTTTCCTCTACCACTTCTGCTTCTTCTTCAGCGTTAATTGCTCTGTCAAACGACTCAATACAAAGATTTTTGTATTCGTTTGTTATAACATAATCATCATACGCTTCTTGAAGTCTAGCTAATTTTCTACCAGCTACATTTAATTTAGCAGCTATAGCCATTTGTTCTTCATTGAGATCAGAAGCTCTATACTCAGTACCATGCCAAGTAATTACTACTGGTTCTTCAGGTTTTTTAGTTTTAGTGTTTTCCATATATAAATACC